CTGAAAATTCTGACATATGTGTTTCTCCTTGTGGTTGCCTGTGGAAATTATAATCTAAATCGTTGATGTTGTGTCAACACTATTTGATTGTGATGAATTCAATTTTGTTTAAAGCTTTGGCGGCTTTGAGCAGGCGGCTTTGCTCGGGGGCCAAGCACACGCCTTCTTCAATTAACTCTGATGCCTGCCGGCCAAACCAACCTTGAAGCTGCCATGCCAAACCGGTGTCGATCAGTGTTTGCCAAGCTTCAATCACTTGCTCTTCTGACTCTGCCTCAATAAAACCTTCTGCTAATCCTGTTGCTGTGTAGCTATCCATTTGATTTCTCCTTGAGTTTTTTACGAGCAGCAATTTCTCGCTGCAAGATGTGCCAGAAAACTGATTTGATTGGGCGGCTCACTGCCTTGCCGCTTTCAACACTTCGGTGTCAATCCAATCGCCAATCTGCGCTGGAATGCGGCCGTTCTTTTGCTGACGAAAATTTGTTGTACTAGCCAAGTGGCAATAGATATTGCCTTCGCGCTGTGCGCCTACGCCCAACACCCGCCAGGCGTCACCCATATGAACAATAATTTTGTCCAAAAATGAATCCTTCAAAACGCTTTGCAAACGCTCGATAGTGCCATCGCGATTAAGCCAAACAGACACTTGCTTTACGCCATTTGGTTTGGTGATGGCAACAATCACGCTGCCACCATTACGGCCATCAAACACTTGATGACCTGGTAATTTTTTGATTGCGTCGATAAGTTGTTCTTGAGTCATGATCGGCTCCTAATTAACGTGAAGTGGTTTTGATGCTGAACACAGCAGTGGTACTGGTGTACTCGGCGATCTTGTCTGTTGGGATGGCCAAGTCTTTGGCCAGTTTTTTCCAATCGGTAACAGAGCGATCTGCCTCAACGTATGTGGATTTAAACAATGCGCCTTCAAACACTTTGACGTCGCTGGCGCTGGCAATGTCTTTCATTGCGTCTTTAATCGCATCAGCTTGTTTTGTGAGTGTGGCGATCTGGGCCAGCAATGTGCCGAGTTCGTCAGCAGAAGAAGCGGTGGTGGTGATAACTGTTGTCATGATTCTCTCCAGGGTCTAAACATTTAAAGGGCATCGATTTTTTGAACCGATGAGTAATCATACACCCACCTAAAACCACAACGCAATACCCTTTTGAAAAATAATTTGTATAAATACGTTGATAGCTCGAAAACCCACTGTTTACGGGGTGTTGATGATGTGGCAACATCGCAACACTATGGAAAATAAACACATTACCCCGGTCGAATTGGCCATCAGCATGTTTGGTGGCGTCCGCAAATTAGCCAAGTGCATCGGCCGTGACCCGGCTGCTGTCTCTCGCTGGCGCAAGAATGGCCTAGTGCCTACCCAAGTACAGCGCAAGCTGCTTGCTGCGGCGGCTGCCAGGGACATTGGCATTACCGCTCACGACATTGTGTTTGGGCGTGAAACGCATGCTTGAGTTCACGTTGCCCTGGCCGCAGACCAAGCTATCACCTAACGTCCGCACTCACTGGTCAACCTTGGCCAGAGAAAAGAAAGCCTACCGCAGCGCCTGCTGGATCACTGCCAGGGAGCAACTCAAAGGCTGGATGCCGGAGTTGCCTATTGGCCCGTTGCTGCTCGAGCTTGAGTTTGTGCCACCCAACAAACGAGAGTACGACCGAGACAACCTGGTAGCCCGCATGAAATCAGGCATTGATGGCCTGTGCGATGCGCTGCGCTGCGACGACAAACGATTTACAACCCTGACTGCTCGAGTGAACGCAGAGCAAATTGGGGGTCTAGTCCGCGTTCGAATCTCGAAGGAAACCCAACCATGAACTTATCAATTCTTACCGGCAACCTGGGCCGCGACCCAGAACTGCGCGCACACAACGGCGACAACATCTTAAACTTTGCCATCGGCGTGCAGACCGGAACCAAAGACAAACCCGAAACCATGTGGGTTGATTGCGCCCTATGGGGTAAGCGCGCTACTACCTTGCAGCCATACCTGGCCAAGGGCGCACGCGTGACCGTCAGCGGCCCGCTTAAGCTTGAGGAATACACAGCCAAGGACGGCACGCTTAAATCGCGCCTGCGTCTTTCTGTGGATCAGATTGATCTACCACCAAAGATGGAGCAAACATCAACACCCCAAGAAAAGACGGGCGCGCTGCTAAAACCTAGCGCCGGGGTTGAAGATATGGCCGACGACATACCGTTTTGATTTATGGGGGAAAGCAGAAAAGGTTAGCGACGGTCACCGCTGCAATTGGATTGACAATCCGTCCAAAAGTGTGAGTACCCCACCCTTAAAAATATTATTTGACACTGCAAGTGTGTAGTGTGCTAAAGTGGAGCTTCCATTAACCAACAGGAGATTGAAACATGGAAGACTCCCGCGCTGAAGCCGCTGCAAAAGGGCAAGGCAAATACCTAGGAAAGGCATGCCGGATATGCGGCTGCGAGTACCGGTACACCACCAACGGTAACTGCGTTGATTGCAATTCAAGGCACGCAAAAGCTTACCGCACCCGTACATCAGAACTGTTGCGAAAGATCAAGCAACAGAGAGCGAGTATTTGATGCACTACTACTCTTTCAACATTGGCGACTACGCCAGCCACACCAGGCACCTATCCCCCATAGAAGATTTGGCCTACCGCCGGCTGCTCGATCTGTACTACCTACATGAACAACCGTTGAACGAGAGTTCAACAACCGTTGCACGGCTTATTGACTTGCGTGACAACCAGGTTGAAGTGCAGACAATTCTTGCTGAATTTTTTGAGTTGGTTGAGGGTACTGGATGGATCAATCAGCGTGCAGATGGTGAGATTGCGAAGTACCACGGCAAGCTGGAAGCCGCATCCAGAGCGGGTTTGGCGTCTGCTGCAAAGAGATCCAACGGCCGTTCAACGGATGTTCAACTAAACAAGAACCATAAACCAATAACCAATAACCAAGAACCAATAGAAAAGAAGAAGCCGATTGCCCCACCTGACGGCGTGTCACCGGCAACCTGGTCAGACTTTCTACAAATCCGAAAATTAAAAAAAGCAGCGGTCACGCAATCTGCCATCAAAGGCATTGAACGTGAAGCACGCAAAGCTGGATGGTCACTTGAAAAAGCATTGATCGAATGCTGCGCCAGGGGATGGGCAGGATTTAAAGCTGAATGGGTTAACAAGGATCAGCAAAACAAAACCCAGCATCAAATCAATCAAGAGGGCATAGCACGCTCACTTGGTCTTTTACCAAAACACGACGAATATCAAGGCAACGTAATTGAAGGAGAAATCTATGACGCAGAACCAACCACTACCAAACGCTTGGGTTGAGAAGATCTTTGCCAGGATGCAAGGCATCTACGGCCGAGACTTCACCGGGCAGTTCAGCACCGGCATGGTCAATGGCATTGACGCTGGATTAGAAAATGCAAAAGCCACATGGGCTGATGAGCTTGGAACTTTTATTAAATGGCCAGAGGCAATTGCTTACGCCCTGGAGCATTTGCCAGAGCGAGTACCCAACTGCATTAAATTTAAAGAGCTTTGCCGCATGGCCCCAAGGCCAGAGCCGATTAAGCTTGAACACAAGATTACCGAAGAGCAGGCAGCAGAGAATAGAAAAAAAATCAAAGAAATTATTGACGGACTAGGCAAACACATGGCCATGAAAGGAGCAGCAAAATGAATGATGCACTTAAAGGAATTTCAATTGCAGTGGTATTGGTGGGCGCGTTTGGTTTGATTGGAGCAATGGATATGGAAGATGAAATAAAACAAGACGAACACTATTGCTACATGCGTCGGATCTGGGAACAAAGCAAAGACACGCCACCTCAATTTAGACCAGGCTGGCCAAACTATAAGCCGGAGGTCAAATGTCCATGACCGCCCTTATCTTTTTTCACCTGGGATCAATTCTGATTGGCATGGCAATGGCGTTGCTCATCATTGCCGGACTGCTTTATTGGTGGATGAATAAATAATGGCGTTCACAGTTGAAATCCCTGACAAGGTAATCGACGCATCAATTGATTGCTGCAACGCAGGCAACATGGGCAACCGCGGTGACGGTAGCGACGGTTCAAAAGACCAACAGCTTACCGGCATCATTGGCCAAAACATGCTGAACCTGGCGCTCAAGCAGCCATTGATGAAAGCAGGCGGTGGCTTTGATGGTGGCATCGATGCACACATCTACGACGTGAGCTTTGACATCAAGACAATGGGCCGCACCGTAACACCCAGGCTTAATTTTGTGAACAACCTAACCAGGTCACAAGTTAAATTCAATGTAGACGCCTACTTGTTTGCCAGCGTCAACCGGAATGAAAACAAACTGACCGTGTGTGGCTGGCTGCCAAAAGCTTTATTCCTCGAGCGCGCCAACTTGTTTGTCAAAGGCATTGATCGCAAGCGGGAAGACGGCAGCACATTTAAAACCAAGTCGGACATGTACGAGATCACCAACTCTGATTTGTTTTACGAAGCAACAAGCTGGGAAAAATTATTTACAACCATCAAGCACTTCGCTGAAAATAGAGATCATCCAAAATACCAAACGATGAAGCAGTGGCTTGCCGATTATGAAAAGGAAGAAAAATGAAATTTGCAAAAATATTTGAGAACAAACGGCTGGGCCAGGTAATCATCATGAAAAAGCAAACCGAGCTTGGCGCGCCCGAGCTTCGATTCTTTTTCCAGCCTGAAGGTTTTGGAGTGTGTGAGTTCGCAATTGGTTTCAATGACCAGGACGCAAGCGAATCCAGATACGCCGAAGCTTACGACGAGATGACGCCACAAATTGCGTACGAGATTATCGATGGATACCTCAAGCATATGACAGCACAGGCGGGGGAGAAGCATTGATGGATGCAAGGTCAGAGTTCAACCGAATTTTTGGCGACGTGGTGATGAGTGACAACGACGCAGCCTGGTACATCTTTAAAGCTGGATGGAATGCAGCAAGAGCATCAGAGCAATATCCTCACCCATTAACATGCATATGCCTAGAGTGTCAGCGCGCAGCTATGACAAAAGCATGGAATCCAGATCAAAACAAACCTAGCATTTGGCGCAAGCGCCAGGTCAGGGAGATTGAGGATTGAAATGCCAACAATGTACAGACGAAAAAAAGATCAAGCTAGTCGATGGCCAAAGCTGCTGCTCAAACTGTCGCGCCTGGTTAATGGAGTGCGAAGCCAGGCATCTGCTTACATTGCCATTGCACAAGCGCAGAGAAGCGTTGGACGCAAGATTAAAGCCGCGGGGAGAGAAAGCGGTTGGACAGCTAAAGGAAAAAATGAATGAATTGTTTTACGCCAAACGAAAAAAGTGACGAACGCAAAATAGCTGACGGAATCCTGGGCGCAGTGCGCGAAGGCGACGGCCACATGTTTACCCCGTTTGAGATTGATTGGGCACTTCAGGTCACCGGCGATATTCCTGTTGCAGAAAACGCAATGTTGAGGGAGAATTAGCACAGTTTCTTTTTAACTACAAGGGGATGACCATGCCAGGTAAAAGCAAAAAACCACCAAAGCCACCAAAGTATTGAGGTTATGAGTGGAAAGGAGAAAACCATGATCGTCGCAGTCAACGAGTTTGGCTACCGGATAGGCTCCTCCCACCACAACTGCACGGTGTCTGACGAAGTCATCGATAAGATCCGAGATTTACATGAAGATGACGCCATGAGCTACGGCAAAATTGCCAAGCTTTTGAACTTATCCAAAAATTTTGTAGCAAAGATTTGCCGGTATGAACGCAGGGCACAGACACCAGAGCGGTGGAAAAGAGTAAAGCAAAATGGCAACAAAGAAATCTGAACCTAAAAAAATGGGCCGACCGCCCGAGGAAGTCCCACAAGACAAGGCCCAGGCTATTTGTGAATGGATTAGCCTAGGGAATACCCTACGTCAATGGTGTCGTGAGAACGATATTCACTATTCCACGGTTTACCTTTGGATGGAGAAAGATGCAGACTTTTCTCAACGCTTCGCGCGCGCGCGCGACGTTGGCCATGATGCCATTGCAGACGAAGCCCTGGCCATCATTGATACATTCCCAGTGGAAACCGTATCCGACAGCGGCAGCAGGCTTGATGCTGGCCATGTGTCCTGGCTAAAGAACCGGGCAGAGATGCGGCTCAAGCTGCTGGCCAAGTGGAACCCTAAAAAGTACGGCGATAAGGTAGGCGTTGAACACAGCGGCTCAATTGCCCTCGATACAGCCATCCTGGAGGCCCGTAAGCGTGTCAACAAGCCCGAGTGATACCGCACTAGCCCAGGACATGGGGCGCTTCTTTGACGACGCCCTGGGCTTTGTGATGTACGCATTCGATTGGGGCGGCGATCCAACCTTGCAAATGGTTGAGCTACGCGAACCCTGGGCATCAAAGTACAACAGCAAATACGGCCCTGACGAATGGGCCTGCGAATTCCTGGACAGCATTAGCAATGAAGTGCGGGCCAATGGGTTTGACGGGCAGCAGCCTGTGCCGGCCCAGCGCCATGCCACCAGTTCTGGCCACGGTATTGGCAAATCGGCCATTACGTCCTGGCTCATCCTGTGGATTGCATCGACCAGGCCACACAGCAAAGGCGTTGTGACCGCCAACACCAGCGACCAGCTTGGATCCAAGACCTGGGCCGAGCTTGGCAAATGGAAAAAGAAA